TGTTACACCCACAACGGTAGTATAAGTATTGTCTGTGCTATTGTGAACGATGTCGCCTACTGCAACACCATCATCTTCAAATGTAGCTGAAGAATCTATTAATTCGTCAGCTGCGGTTCCGTCACCATCTGTTGTCCCGTTTGCTACTAGAACATAGACGGGTATATCTAAAAACTTTTCCATATCTATTTATTTTAATTGGTTAGGCTATTGCAATTCCACTAACTGCTGAAGGTAAATCTTCTTCAGGAATAACTAAAGTAACATCGTGCCACATTTGTTGTAGGCATTGTACTACTGAATCTTGAATGAAATCTCTAAAAGCAAATGCAGTGATTGCTCCATGAGTTAATGTTACTTTTTTGCCACTTCCATAATAAAGAGTGGTTGTTGTAGTTGGGTTAGACGATGGACCACCGCTATCTCCTACTTCTATAATCTTGATGTCGTTACAGCTTACTAATTGGTTTAATTCAGCGGTAACTGGTATACTTAAAAACTTTTGCATTGTTTAAAAAATTAAGTTGGTTTATAAAAAACAAAGGTACAAAAAAAACCCCACACTATTGTGCAGGGCTTTTCCAAGCGTTTTGAGAGAATGTTATTGTTTTTCTAGCATTTTTAATGCTTCAATTCCATCATCAGATTGTAAGAAAGAAGCCACTATATAATCTCTGCTTTCGCCAAAAGGAACTGTTAACATTTTCTTTTTGTTTCCAGCAGTATTATAGTAAACATCTTTTTGATTTTTCAACTTTAATATATCATTAGCAAAAAAGTCAAATACTTTAGCTTGAAGCTCTAGCATTGGGTCTTCAATCAAATCTAATAACTCTTCTGGATTTCTACGAGCAAATAATAATATATCTCGTTTAATTTCTGCAGTAGTCATTTTATCTACATTCATACCTAATCCAATTCTAGCAATCTGCTCGGCTCTAGTAATCTCTAAATTTCTAGCAGCCATTAATGCATCTAGTTCCCAATTCATTGAATCTAACTCTTTAGTTGCATCTCTTTCAGCATTTACTTCTTCAAAGTTAAATCCGTTTTCTGGATGTAAATGAAGAAACTTTTGAAGCACTTGATTTTCTTTTGGGACATATAAAAAACCATCATCAAATATGATTGGCTCTAATATTACATTACCATCTTGTTCATCCTCAAAAGGAGATTTTTGATTTCTTCCGTAACGTAGTGCTCTATTTACACCCGTATCTTCATCAAAATATAGTAATGGTTTTCTTTTCGTGTTCTTAGACGATAACATATAAGTTAACGGAGCACGATTTCTAGTTAGTTTATAAGACTTGTCTACAAAAACCTGTTTTGGTTTTTTTGGAGTTTTGGTTTTTTTTGGAGTTTTTTCTGTTGTTTCCATTGTATTAAATTATATAAGATTAAAATTAAAAAGGGGAGGCAAACCCTCCCCTTATTTGTAATTACAAATTACGCTTCTATTAAGAAGAAGTTGTTTGCACCTAAAGTACAACAAGCTCTTTCAGATAAGAAGTTTACTTCCATCACATCTTTGTCAGAAGTTCTTGCACCACCAGCAGAACCAGTAATCCAAGTTTTGTATCTTCTGTCTTCAGTTTCAGAAGCTCTATATCTAACATGTAAGAAAGGTCTCTTAGCATTTTTACCTAAGATTTGGTCATACACTGTAGTTGAACCTGCAGGAACCATAAGTCCGTAGATTTTGCCAGCGTGAATTCCACCTCTCATTGCAGCATCGTTAAGATACTTCCAATCAGACTTGTAGAAATCGTAACCTCTTCTAAATCCTGTAAATCCAAGATTTAAAGCCATTTCTTCATCGTTATCAAATAGACCATAAGAAGTACCACCTGCACCATAAGAATTTTGAGCTGCTAACATATCATCAATGTCAAAGCTTAATTCTCTGTTTACAAATAATACATTTTCTTCGATAGAGCCTTGCTTGTCTAGTCTTTGAATAATTGCATCAAAGTCAGCCAATACTGCAGGAGCACCTTGGAAAACATTACCTCTATTTTTAACTACCCAGAATACACCTTCTGAACCTTTATCACCTAAACCTGTAGTAGCAGGAGAAAGACCTATAACACCAGAACCTGCTTCAGCTGGAACAGCTTCAATCATAGCAGTTTCTAAATAATCGTCAAATCTCATTCTAGTATCAGACTCAGATTTTAAATACCAAAGGTATCCTGTAGCACCTAATTCTGAAGTTACTTCAATCCATCCAATTTGAGCCATGTCAGAACCAGATACTTCGTAGTGGTCTTTAATGATAATTGGAGAATTTTCAAATATGTAATCATCAGATTCAAGGCTATTTGGCATTCCGTCAGAACCTTTAGCAAATTCAGAACCGTAAATAAATACAGTTAATGTATCTGTAGCAGCAAAAGTTTGACCGCCTCCTTCATAATAAGCAACGTCAAAAGTACTTGCAGCATAATCTACATCAGTAACCAATGCTTTATTGAATAAAGTATTTGCACCACTGTTAGCAGATATCATAACCGTTTGACCTTTTCTGATAGCAATTCCACCTTGACCAGCAGTAGTAGTACCACCACCAGGTATAGCTGGAGTTAAGTTATCACTTACAGTAATTGTCGCAGTATCAGATGTTGCTGCAGAACCAGAAGCACAATTCACATATTTAATGTGAAGTCTTCCTTGCTCAGACCATTTGATTAAATCAGAGTTGGATGGCATTTCTGCTCCAACCATTCTTAAAAAAGCACTAATGCTTCTATTACCATATCTCTCAAATTCTCTTTCATAAGTATCAGGTAAATACTGATTCATGAAGTTGAAGTTGGTGATATAGTTACTTGTTGTGGCTACCCTTTCCGCACTTGGGATTAAGTCGTAACCTGGAGTTCCTAATACACTCATTTTTTATTTTTTATTAATTATTTATTTTCGTTTTCTAATTCGTAACCTGTTGCCATCACTGACTTGGGTTACATTCTTAATTTGTAAACCACCCTTAGTAGACACCTCTGGAACTCTTCTTTGGTCAAAGTCTATATTCTTGGACTTTTTAGCTGAATTCGTAACAGCTTCTGCCCGACCTTGCTCATAAAAAAACTTCGCAAATCTGTCTGGGTAATTTGCTATGGCTAACGACTTATGATACCTTTCTATATCAGTGAGCTCTCCGTTATCATCCAGAAAACTAGTAACAAATTTACTTATGTCTGAATTTTTAGCTTTAAGCTCCTCCAAGTTAGAGGGTTTGTAAGAGTAAGAGTTGTCTCCGATTTTAAAATTGAAACCTTCAAAATTATCATCTAGTAAGGAATTAGTTCTTTCTATAAACTTTTCCCTTCTAAGAGCACTTTCCTCCTCAGAAGTCTTAGCACGTTGAAGCGAGTTTCTGTATTCTTCTAATTCTTTTTCGACTTCAGGATTCAGTGATTCCGTTCTTGACTCAAGAGGAATTTTATACTGGTCTTTCTGTTCGTTAAAAAAACTTAAAGCTTCAGAAACTACTTTCTTTTTTGCTCGCTTTTTCTTTTTTATTTCCTTTTCTTCATCTAAATCTTCATCAAATTCAAAATCCGAAAGGATAGCGGCTATATCATCATTATCTAAATAATCTTCTTTAGCTTTATAATAACTAGCCAATAAATCGTCTTGGTCCATTTCGTCATAGTTCTGTTGTAATTTTACAAAATCTTCTATGCCTCGACCAGTCTCTTTTTTATATTTGAAGTAAGCAGAAACATCTTCAGGTAACTCTTCTGATTTTTCTCTTTCTTCAAACAGTTGGTCTAAAGACGATATTTCTTTACCATATCTCTTTCCAATATATGAAAGAACGTCTTCGTCTGCTAATTCTTTTTTTTCAGAAACTTCTTCCACAGCAGGAGTTTCTTGGCTTTTAGGAGCCTCAACTTTTTCTGCTACTGTTTCTGTTGTAGAAACTTCTGGGTCTACAAATTGAGACTCATGTTTTTCTAATAATTCTTTTTCTACTTCCTGAACTGATTTTTGTTCAGGGGCACTTACTTCTTTTACTGTTATACCCATTTGATTAAATTTAAATTGTTATACAAAATTAAACATTTTTTAAATACTAAAAAAACCACTTTATCTTGGCTCAAACTCAGCTAAATCAAACCCATCTAACGTATCCTCATTAGATTCAAAATTTACTGGAGGCAACCCTTTTTTTCTTTGATTAATTAATTGAGATTGCTCCGTATTTTGCTGACTTATTCTTTTAGCTTTCGCATCTTCTCTTGAAGATTCTCTTGTGTTTAATGCTTCTTCTTGCATGCCTCGTAATTGCATTTGATACTGGAATTCTTGTTCCATAAGTTGTTTCTTTAACTCTGCTTCAGCCTGCATCTTAGCCATGTCTACTTGAGCTTGCGTTTGAATTTCTTGCATTTTAGATTGAGCTTCTAACCCAATTTTTTCTTGAGCAGCCTGAGATTGCATTTGTGTAACTTGCATTTGAGTCTGAGCCTGCAACTGCTGTTGAACTTGTGCATTTTTCTCGTCTCTATCTTGTTTTTGTTTTCTCTTTAATTTTAATAACTGATTGGCAAGTTTGATGTTTTGAATACTTCTAATATCAATTGCGTCTTCTAAATTAATATCATTTTTAGATAAAGCCATTTGAACATTAGCTTCTAATTGAGCTTTTTCCAATTCATCAGGAGATACATCAATATATACTCCAAAATCATATATATATAAGTGTTTTATATCTTCTAATATAGTCATGCTATATTTTCCAATTTTATTAGCAAACTCATCTCTAAATGGAGCATACTCTAAAATGTCGGCTACTCTATAAGATAAACCTTGTGCAATTTTTCGTAAAATATATAAACTTCCATCCAGAATGTGACGGGTAGCTACATTAGAGTTTAAAGCTGCTAGTTTTTGTACACCTACCAAAGAGTTAGGGTCAGGAGTACTTCCATCTCTAGCTTCATTTAATCCTGTAACAGCCCTAATCATATCTAAATAATGATTGTAGTTTCCAATTAACATTTGCATTTTAGAAGCTCCACTATTAGAATTTAATTGAGTAATAGGAACTTTAGCTTGATTATATTCTCCATCTTGAGTGTAACTTCTTCCTATTACAGAACCTGTTTGAAAATATAATCTTAAAGCATCTTCAGGATTATAAGCATTTCCTGTTCCTAAGTCTACTTCATTTAAACCATCAGCATCTATGTAAACTCCATCAGGAACTACTCTAGATACTACTTGTTGTAACTTCAAATGAGTAATTTGTATTAAATCAGCAAAAGGAATCATTCGAGAAATTAATGATTCTATATTACCTTTATACATTCTAGGAGCTACAGCTACGTAATTAGGAAGTGCAAACTGAGTAGCTGACTTTGGACGCACCATATTTTTAGACATTTCCCATTTCAAAATAATGTTAGTGCCCATTACCATTATGCCATCATACCAAACATCAATAGTTTTTTCTACTTTTTCAAATCTCCCTTCATCCATCATTTCTTCTGGTGGATTAAAAGTGTCATCTTTTTCTACTGCCTTACTGCCTCCTTCGTTAGTTTTTTTAATTTTATGAACTACTTTTTGTGTTGACTTATAATTAAAATACATTAATGTAGCAGTATCTCTAGCAAAAATACTATTTTGATACCATTGAGCTACATTAAAATAATCATACCAAGTTTGACTGTATTTAGCTATTTCATCTAAATCATCATTAGTAAGTGATTGGTCAATTTTTAAAAGTTCAGTTATTGGAACAGTTTTAATTTCTCCCCAATAAAAACAGTCTTTAAAGTGAGGGTCTTCGGTATAACTATAAACTAAATTTGCAGGGTCTACGTAATCTACCACTACTCCTTGTCCAGGTAAAAATTGTGTTTTCCCACACGCAATACCTAAAACCATTAAATCATAATCGTATCTTTTACGTAAATCTATATATTCATTATCTTGTAAAATAGCGTTTATTGCCTGTTCGTTAGCAATCTCTATTGCAGGTTTATAATTCATCTGCATATATAAATCTAACTCATCATCATCTTTAGGTAAATCATCTTGGTCCATGGTAAAAGGATTGATTCCAAAAGTTTTACCAATAGTATTTAATACACCCTGAGAAACCATTTGTCTTTCCACATTGTCTTGAAAAGCACTACGGTGAGCAGCTGATAAAGCATCAATTGCTTCACACTTTACATCAAATAATCTGTCTGATAATCCATTCACTACAATGTCTACAAATTTAGGAAGTATAGGAACTGGAGTCCAATCTAAATTTAAGTAAGACAAATCCCCGTCAATTGCTAACTCATTTTTGTATTTAGCTACAGACTGTTCACCTCTTGCGTAAACTCTTCGTCTGTAAAACTCATTCCACTGATTATAAAACCTGCATTGATTCCCATCTTTACGAAACCACTCATACTGAATTGCTTGTCCAATTTGAAGCCCATATTCCATGGTTTTTTTTTCGCTGTCTGAAACGAATTGACTAGGGAACCCATTCGGGGTTATCTGTATACTTATATCTTCCATTACCTAACTAATTGACTTAGATTACCATTATTTTTATATCTTGCAAAGTTAATGGATATTTTCGACTCTTTTTGAACCTTTGGCTGATATAAATGTTTCTGATTAGCCATAATAGCCAACCCTGAACTTATTGTTGCATCAAACCGAGTTCTGTTGTTAATATCAAACTTTGCCCAATCTTCTAAAGTTCGTGTAAATAACATCGAACCCATTTCATCTTCATTCCTAAAGTCTCCATTCAAATCTATTCCTATGTGTTGTTCTATGTAAGATTCAATAGCAGACGCATGTGATTGCTTTACGTCTTCCGAACTATTGGGTATTCCTCCTAATTCTCTTTCCGTAACAGATAATTTATTAAAAGTTTTATCAGGTCGGTTAATACAAAAATGTCTATATCCTCTATTTTTAAAATGATACAATAATCGTGGTTTATTATTTTCTACTAAAATAGGCATTCCATAAAAAACACACGCCATTAATACCTCTTCAAAAAATATTTCCGCAGTTTGAGGACGAGCAATATATTGGAGAAAAAACTCATTACTTGGAGCTTCATCCATATTAAACTTTGTCATTCCATGTAGAGCTCCATTAGATGCTCCACCTCCTACTGTCCCTGATATATCATAACTATCACAACCGAAAGAACCTAAATGCTCATTCCCTGGATAAAACTTACCTCCTCTTTCAATAAACCTATTTCTTAATCCACGATGAGGTAGCCACGAAATTAAAAATCTCCCACTAGAATCAGGAGACCATATTACTTCACTATCTTTCACACCATTTTTCCAATAAAACTTTCCTTTTGTTAAATGATGTTCGGGTATAAGTGAATCATTATAATCTATCTGTTGATAAATTTTTGTTAAGTTAAATAAAGAAGATTTACTTTCATCTCTAAAAGCGTGAGACTCAGTTCTAGGAAATTGACGATAAAATTCATTTAACGCATCTGCATCTTTTGTAAGAGCTTCTACTTCATTTTCCCAATAATTAATAGCTCCTTGATAAATGTATTCATCGTCTACACCTCTTATTTCTTTTTCTGGAGTCTTCAATACAGGCATTCCATATCTATCTATAAACCCTTCCATATTCCATTCCATTGGAATAAATAAATTATACAAGCCGCTTTTTGTTTGACCATTTGCATTTCGAGTATCTAAAGCAGAATCAAAATATAATTTTTTAAAGTTATTTCCTCCTTTTTCTAAAGCATTACAAGTAGACCCCATTAAACACTTTCCAATTACTTTACTTCCTAATCGTAAACAAGTTTTAGTTACTCGCCAATTATTTAAAATATTATCTGGCTTAGACCATTTGCCACTTTCATCATGAATAAGTAACATTAATTTCTCTCCATCATAAGAGTTATCTGCAGTATTTTTCCAATCAATAGTAGTGTCTAATCCGTCTAAAACTTGAGACTGAACTTTAGACATATTTTTTTTAGTAATCTTGCTAGCTGGAATTCTATAAGCTAATTCTGTTTTAGGTTTGTCCATACCATCTTGAATGGGCTTGAAAAAGAATGGATAATTATTAGAAATAGGAACTACTTTGTCAGTAAACATTTTTTTAGCATCAGCTCCTGTTTTAGATAAAACACCTACTCTAGAATCTTTAGCTAATGTAGCGGTGTTAACAGATTCTGAAGACCCCATAAAAGAAAATCCAGAACGTCTAATTTTTAAATAGCACATTCCAAAACTTCTTTTATCTGCTCTGCAAGCTTCCCAAAATATAAAAAACAATCTATTGGCTTCTCTAAAATCAGGCAACCCTACATCAATTTTAGTCCACTGTAAATACATATAATGAGAGCCTGTAATATAAGTAGGAATTCCATTATTATAAAACCAGAAACCTTTATCTCTTCTATCAAACGCATCTTCTATATAATCTACCCAATCATTTTTAAACGCAGTTGGCATTTCATTCCACTGAAAAATACTTTTAATCCTTTTAAGTTCTTGAGGATAAGTAAAAGGTCTCCAATATTGGTTTTCTTTTTTGGTGTCCCAAGTATATGATTTATTTGGAGTTTTAGGTAAAGCTATTTTTAAATGATTTATTTCATATATATCTCCTATTGTTCCATCCCTAGATATAATTACAATATCGTATTTTTCGTTGTACCCATACTCCCAAGTTTTTGCCTTATTTTTTTTAGTAAGAACATTTTTAGGTATTACATTTTTAAGTATCCTATATAAGCTATTTTGACCTTCTTTCTGCAAATCCTTGAGTTATAGTTTTTTTATTGTTTCCTGTTAATTCAATATTTTCTTTTTCTGCTTCAATACGATTTAAAATTTCAAACGCATCAAAAATTGCTAACTTTTTTGTAGCAGCAGCATTTTTTAATCTATCAGCTGCTAACTCGTCATCAGGGTCAGGTTTTATAATATCTTCCTTAGCCACTTTTATAAGTTGTCTAACAGCTTGTTCACCCGCTTCAATTATTTTTAATTTAATTTCTTTGGAGTTCATAAAACCATTGTAATGTTATTAGTATACATTCTATACAACTTCTCTCCATCCACCTTAAACTCATATTCTGAATGAGGTTCATAAGCTACAATATCACCAGGAGCCACCCCTAGTTTTTTCAACTCACTATTAATATATTTCATTTCTCCAACTAAGGGTTCGGTAGTCCCTGGCTTTTCAATAAAATAATCTTTCTTTTTTAAAGGTTTTACAAAACAATATTTTGAATAAGCATTCCAACTACCGTTTTGTTTATATGCAAAAAATTGACTTTCATCCACAAAAAAAGTATTATCTTTTAAAAAACTTCTTCCACTTTTTTGCTTTCCCTTCATATCATAATAATACTTAAATACATTATGATGTACTAAAACTTTATCACCTTTTTTTATTTGTCCATCATACCTTAAAGGAACTTCTTGCACAATTCCCACTCTATTAGAAAACTTAAAGTCTTCTTGAGATGTACTAGCAATAAAATCCATTCCTTCTATATTAATGGTGTTATCATATCTTTTGTTTTTATCAGGAGTAATAATAAAATAATACGGAGACTTCATGTTAAAAATTTATGTTATATTCTACTGAAACTGGCATGTTTTTACCAAATTCTTTCCATAAATATACTTCTTCTTTTTGTATTATATATACTCTATACGATGCTCTTAATTCATCTCTTTTTATGCAATGAATGGTATACCTACCTCCTAATACAGGCTGGTCTACAATATAATGCATAGCACTAGATTTATAATCTGCACCTACTGATATTTTTCTAATATCATCCATCTTATTTAATTTAATTTAAAGTCTAATATACAAACGCCAACACAGCTGGACCACCAGCAGGTGGTGCAACCCATCCTGGGATAAAAGCACCAAAATCAACGCAATAGGTGTCTCCAGGCTGTAACCCAGCTGCTACTGCAGCGTTGTTGTCAGGATAAACATAAGCGTTAGCTAGTGCTTGTGCTATTAAGGCAGGAACAGCTAACATTGGACTACCTCCTCTTTGTACAGCACTAGCATCTTTCCCTAATGCAATACAATCCACATCCGCACTAGATAAGTGTCCAATTGCCGTTGACCCTGTGGTAGGCGTTGCAGAATTTGCCTCTTTTCCAACTGACACTGCCTCTGCTCCAGCTTCAGCACTTACTCCAATACACACACTATCTCCTTCACCAATTGCAGCCTCTCCAATAATAACAGCATTAGAATCACCACCATTTTGGAAATTTGCGTTTCTTCCAATAATAACATTATTTTGTCCATTAGTTAGGGCAAAACCAACAGAATGACCTACTGCGGTATTATTAGCTCCAGTAGTTAAAGTATTTAAAGCGTTATGCCCTATAGCAACTGTTGAACTAGCTGCAGCTCCTGTGGTATTACCCATAGACCCTCCGCCTACTGCAACATTTTCATTTCCAACATCTGCCCCATCTAAAGCTAAATCTCCAATTGCTATATTATTATTAGTAGTGATTACAGCAAGCCCTGCATCATGACCCAATGACACGTTAGAAGTACCTGTTGTTAAATTTTGCAAAGCACTAACCCCTATAGCGGTATTTTGTGATGAAGCAGCTTGAGCACTCACTAAAGCTGAAACTCCGTATTGTAGGTTTTGAGTTCCTATAACTCCTGCTGCATCTCCGTACACTACCTGAGCATTTAACCTAGTTTCCATATAAGTATTAGAAGTAGCACGACCATTTCCTACATTTACAGTAGAATTAGCAATATCTACTGTTAAAGCATCTTGTGCCTCTGCCACACCTAAAGCATTACCAGCCCATAACTCATTCGCAGCTACATTAGGTAAATCATTAGACCTTCCGATAGCGGAAACCTTCATAGAACCATTAGCTCCAACTTTAGTAATAACACCTACATTTTGAACTTCAGTAGTTGCACCATCAGGGCGATTAACAGTAAGACACAAAGGAGAAGCAACAGCGTCATAAACATCTACATATACAACATCATTAATAGAGGCTGCTCCTCGAATACTAGTAGTGTCTACCTCTAGTTCTCCTGACATCATTATTTCAGCATCATTTCCTTTTGCTGTAGCTGTCACAATTAAACCAATTGCAGGCATTTTTACAGTAGGAGAAGGAGAAGCATAAT